TCATGTTTTCACTCTCCATCTTTTTCCTTCCCATAATGAGCCTTTAGACATATTATCTGTAGCCCACATTGGTTGTAAATTTTCTAATGCCCAACACTCCTTGAACTCTTCACAATCTGTTGTTGTGTAGTTAAAAGAAGCCACAGGTCTTATGTGGTCTATATGTATTTCCTCAAACCTTTCCCATGACATTCCATCAGTAAATAAGGATTCAATGTGTTCAAATAATTCTTGTTTAGTATAAAGACCGTTAATGGTTTCAGTTGTTGATTCTTCTATATTGTTTTCTTTTAGAGTTCTTCTTACTGCGGCATACATTCTAGCACTAAGTCTATGTTTAGGATTCTGTTTTCTTTTTACACTGTATTCTTTACTATAAGCCCTTATTCTATCTCTATTTCTTTCACGATATTCTGCTTTTATTTTTCTTGATTTTTCTACATCTTTTGCATAATAATTAATTTTTAAACTAGGCCAATCTTTGTCTAATTTCTTTTTACATTCTTTACTACCACATATTTTTTGTGGGCCTATCGGATTATACTCTTTATCACAATAAATGCAATTTCTAACTAACAAAACCTTTGTTTCGTGATACCAATTTCTGACTTTTTCATTTGCTCTTTTATTAGAACATTTTTTACTACAAGTCTTTCTACTTCTGCTCAAACCAACCGCTTCAAATTCTTTATCACAAACGACACAATTCTTCGTAATTGGTGGTAATGCTTTTGAAGGTTGTTTAGCCCTCAAACTTTTGTTTCTAATTTTATAACATTTCTCACTACATGTTTTATCTTTAAATTTACTTTCAAAAACTTTATTACATACAGCGCAAGTTTTTTTCCAATTCTTCTTACGAGCAAGATGTTGTTTTTTATAAGACATCTTTCTCCTACATCTCACACTACAATATTTTTCATCTGTTCTTTTTTTAGGAGTGAATTCTTTATTACAAAATGCACACTCTTTTTTTGTGTTTAATCTTTTATATGAACCGTCATGATAATAACTAAGACATTTTTTAGAACAAAAAACTTTTCTATGTTTATTAGAACCCGAAATAGTAAACTCTTTATCACAGACTTTACATTGTTTAGTTATGACTTCTATAGGGTTTCCCTGTCTATCTAATCCCTTTTCTCTAAGTTTTTTACGTGAAGCCTTAGTTTTTTTATTGTAAACAATTTGTCTACATTTTACATTACAGTATATTACGTTAGGGGCTTTAGAAACGAATTCCTTATTACAACCTAAACACTGTTTTGTTTTCATGTTAACTCCCTCACTTTAAATGCCGCTTCTCTAATTGCTTCTCTAGCACTGGCTGTAATAGATGCGGCTAAATCTACATCATACCAACCGAATCCTTGTAATGCTACAACTCCATAAAAAGATGCTAACAATCTTTTAGTAGCCATTTGCATTGAATTCCATTTTACATATTCTTTCTTGTTACCATTTTGTAATGCTTCTAACATTTTTAATTTGTATTCTTTTCTCAAAGGTTTTAATGTAGCAATAGCATTTGGTAATAATCCTAACTTATCTGTTCTATAATACCTCATATCCTCTTGTTTTATATTAGAGAAGTTCCTTGGTATCTTAAGATTAACAGCAAATTCAGTTTCTTTGCTAGATTTTGTTTCCCAAGAAATATTTCTTGCTAATATACAAGAGGGATATAGCGAAGCAAAATCAAACGCCGCTACGTTGAGATGTAATCCATTAGTTCCTTCGTCTAATGGGTTGTAAATCATCGCCCCATCGTATTGTTTCTTCTCTCCATACTTACCAGTAGGTGCTTTCCAAAATGCATTACGCATGAAATATGTGCTACCCATGTGACTTACGAAAAAACAATCTTCAAAAGGTGCTTTAATCAGTTTTTGAATCGCTAATACTCCTTCACTTAATCCCATCTCTTCATCTATCTTATAGAGTAATTCTGCATCCTGTAAACAGTACTCCAAATAATTCTGAGTATCTTCTTCCCATGCTCTCATAAAGAATTCATTTCTATCTGTAAACTTAGAATCTTTCTTTTTAGTTTCCCCAACAGAAACACTTGCACAATAATCTAAAGATGCGCTAGGTAGTGTTCCACGCTGAGCGTCATTCCACTGGCGTTCAAATGCTAAATCTAAATTTAAACATAGTCTTCCTTTAATCGGTTGTGCTATATTACTATAATCAACACTACCTAATGCTTTGTAACTTACACCCTTTACCTCTTTATATGGAGATAACTTTCTAGGGTCTATACCATTCTCAAATAATCTTTTAATTAATTGGGGAACATCAGACTTTAGCCCCCACCATGCTACTAACATATCGGGGTCTTGTTCTTGCATATCTTTTACAAATTCTTCAAGCATTTCTTTTTCTGATTTATCTTCATAAGACCATGTGTATAATTTGGATTTATTAGTATAACTATCATAGACCCCAATAGCAGTAATGGCCCCTGCATCTTTATGAGCATCGGGCAACCATTCCATATCCCAATACCATTTTCTCATTTCATATTCGGGAACTCTATCCAGTTCATCTACACAGTATCTTCTAAGTATTGGTACATCTCCTTCCCATGTATTTTTAAAAGGTCTTCTTGCATCCTTCATATCTTTAGGATGAGAGTAAAAAACTTTAGTTAAATTATGGCCTTCTAGGTTTCTCCAATTACCTTTTTTATATTCATAGAAACCTGTTTGTTTGACTGAATCTTTACCTATAATATGATGCTTAGTTTTGTAAGTATCGGGTTTATTGTCGATAGACCTAATGAAGAAATAAGGTTTAAAGTCTGAAATGACTTTCTCCTTTCTTGTTTTATCCTTATCTCTCCATCTTATTTTTATACTTCTATCGTTATCAGTCCAAGTTATTATCATATTAAACACCTAATCTTGGCGCTCTAATTATAGCGCTATTTTCTGTAACCATTATTATTGGTTGATTATCTCCAATAAAGATATTTATTTTATCATCTTTATTAAAGAACTTATGTAATGGCCCGCTAAATACAACTGTAGCGGATTCACCTACATTATTACTAAATACCATTTCTTCTCTATAAGAGGAAGAAATCTCTTCTGATGAAATAACAAACTTTGCATCTGTTAAGTCATCTGATTCTTTAAAGTCTAATTTATATATTCCATTATTTACTATCTCACAAGCATCTAAAGATTCCTGTAATTCTGTTCCAGTAACTTGTATTCCACACTCTACTTTTATTTCACCCACAGATAATAATTCCTCTAAGTTTTCATTATAACTTAAAGGCCATTGATTTATCAGACGTTCTATTCTACCTTCAAATGGGTGTCTAACTACCATTGGCATTGTCGCTCTTTTACCACCTGATTGCATGACAACTGTAGTACCAACATCTAAAGTAATAGAATCAGACATTTTATCTAAGTACTTTTTTAGTGTATCTAATTCTAAGATAAAAGAATATTCTTCTGTTTCAGAGTCTACCGATATACTCTTACCGCATACCGTTGATTCATCTGCATTAAACATAATTAACCTGTTATCTTGTAATTGAAACTGAATGTATTTACCCAAAGACTTTGAAGATAATCCTCCAGTCCCAGACCATTTTCCTTTTAGTTCAACATTTTTCAATGCCTCTTTCATTTTCTTTTTATCAAATTCTAATCTCATTTCTAATCACCTTGCTCTCGCTAATGAGGAATGACGGGACCACCACAGCCCTTTACTATGAACACTTCTCAGCGCACGTACGCTTTGTCATTTTTATTTAGTAAACCTCACTCTTGCGAGTCTTAAATTCCCCTATTTCTTAGGTCGGGGATACCATTCCATTTGGCTTCTTTAGAGTTAGACTCAAAGATAGTCCAAGTTTTACCAACTAAGTTGGGATTTGTTTTACTTGCCTTTAACCTTGCAACATATTTTGTGTTGTTACCAACTGATTCATCCCTAATGCTAATCATTTGCATCATTTTATCGGGGACATCTTTATTCCAATTAGCAACAAACCCAGTAGGTGTAGGGTTCATGTGGTCGCCAAATGTAGCCTTAAGATGCGTAATAAATACTTTATCACATTGCAATTTTAACGCACTAATAAATACTTCATTATGGTCTATGTTTCTAGCGCCATAAGCAGTAGGAGGTATAGGGTCCATCATTTTCTTTCTGTCACCCTTTACTCTCTCATATCTTAATTTATTAGTTACACAATCATTCCATTTATCCATACCATCCATAACAAATGCTCTAACATTAGTATCTTTATCTGCAATCATTTCTTCGGTTTCTCTAATGAAGTTTAATGCATTTTGCATAGTTAAAGCATAGTTTTCTGTACCATCGGAGTTATGATGATTTGGGCAATATACATAGATATTAGGGTCTGAACCCCAACATGATTTCCATGTTACTTCTGCACCATCATCAAAATCTAAAAAGCGTAGTATGGCCCCATCTTTAATTTCTTTATCAGTTCTTAAGTCAAGACCTAATCCTGATTTACCTTGTTTGGCTTTACCTTCAATTGATAAAACCATAAAGGAATGTTTTCTTTTTAGTTGGGTTTTTCTTGCTTCCGCTGTTAGTTTTTTCCATTGTTGGTATTGAAGTTCTTTTTGTACCTCTGGGCCAACTGCTTGCTTTTGGTTTGGTTTACTCATTGTCTTTAAACTCATTAGAACCATTCCCCGTTATCTTCCACAACAACAGTATTTACTTCCGCACTTCCATGTCTATCAATGGCATACAGTCCTAAAACATTAATTGAAACAGGTCTTAATTCTCCTGTTTCTCTATCTGTTCCTTGAGAAGTTCTACCACAAATAATTACATTACTACCAATGCCGAAATCAATATTGACATAAGAAGGAACCCAACATGTTACTGATGAGTAACCTTCTCCATCCCAATTAAAGTCAGCATTCAAATCACTAAGATATAGTGTTTGGTTTCCATTAGCAGTTTGTTGTAAGTTCATATTTTCAACATTACCATCTGTAAGAATAATTCTTTCATCTGATTTCTTATGTGAATTATCTGTATGTGCTGATTGTAAACCAGTTAGTTCTACTATTCTTTCACCTAATGTAGATTGCACCACTTCAATAATACTATCTTCTAACTCTAAGTATTGTAGAGAAGATACTGTACTACCATCTTTTCTAGCACTTAGAATACTAGCATTATTTGAATTAGGAACACAAGTAAATGAACACCAACTAAATGTTGTTGGTGAAAAGTCTTTACATTGTTCTCCACTCATTCTTAACTGATATTCTTGGTATTCGCCGCCATCAAGTTTACCTACAAAGAATAACCTTCTTGACCATGCTTCAGCAGGTAAAGGTCTTCCATATCTAGGATTAGGTTGACCACTAGCAAATGCTTGTCTATTATCTACGGGGATAATCCATTTATCATCATCAACTTGCATTCCACTATCGGGTATTTTTTCCATTACTTTAGTAACCATTTCACCTTTAGATAGCATGGTAACTTCATGTCTTCCGTCCTCTAAAGATACTGCCACCGCTATACTTCCAGAGTTAAGACATGCTGTTGCATCTCTTTGGTAATCAGCAAGTAAATTGTTTCTTCTATTTTCTTCCCAATCTCTAGCCCCTTCAACAGCATAAAAGAAACCAGTAGCAGTTTTAGTATAAGTAGGGCCATCATATTCTGTAGCCTCACCTTCTGCTTCTTTTTTCTTCCCCGCCATTTGTTGAGAGAATTTAGACCTAAAAAGACTTCTTGCGATTTTAAATTCGTTTTCATCTTCTAGGTTTAAATCATGCTTTGCAACTATATCCTCATAGTCTGCTTGTGCTTGTTCAACACTAACGCTTAATTTTTCAGCGTATTTTTCTATTTCGTTTTTCATTTCTTCTTTCATATTTATTCCTCTTTTATTTTATTTTATTTATTTTATACTAGTCTATCGACTAGATTTATTATCCGTTTGGATTATTATCTTAGTTGTGATACTAGCCATGAAACTAGTACTCTTGGGGTCATTCCTTTTCCACGCCATTCTGCTTCACCAACTGCTCTCAAATATTTGTATTTTGATTCATTATTTATGTCACTCTTAACAATAACTTCATGTAATCCATAGCAAATATCTTTGACAGTTTTTCCAGCGTATAATGCCCCATGTAATTCTTCTAATGCTTTTCCGTGTTTTCCTTCTTCCAACAAGTTCAATATTCCATCATATCTCTCAAGACTTTTATCCACCTGTTTTCTCAAACTTAATCCACTTGCAAGTGCGGCTTGCAATTCCGTTATTGTTCTACGAACATCACCGTTGTAGTAACTTATAAAGGAATCCAAGTCCGCATCTGATGGATGTGATTTTTCCTCTCTCGTCAGGATTGTTTTGCACAATGTTGTAATTGTGGAGTTATCCAGTTTACTAAAGAAGTAATTTGCACATCTTGATTGCAAGGGATAGATAATCTTACTCCTATCATTGGCAGTAATGATAAATCTAACATTACTTGAATATCTCTCCATTATTCTTTTTAAAGCATTTTGAGCATCGGGAGTCATCCCATCCATTTCATCAAGTAATATGATTTTAAATGGTACATCTCCTATTGCTTTTTGTTGTGCTATATCTTTAATAGTTGTTCTAACTACTTCTAAACGTCTATCATCACTAGCGTTAATCTCAAAATAGTTTGAGTCTATTTCAGACTGTAATATCTCTAATGCTAATATACCAGCCGCCGCAGTTTTACCTACTCCAGCCTGTCCGTATAATAATACATTAGGCATATCTTTTATTTCTATCCAGTTTTCGGCATCGAGTTTAAATGTCTCTTGCCCTATTAATTCGTATATATTTTTTGGTCTGTATTTTTCTGTCCATAACATTTTTATTCCTCCTTAAAACCACCCTTCTAACTTAAGGGTTCTTTCGGGAATAATGGGAGCAGTTCTTGGTCTTGCTCTTTCTTTTATTCCCAATACTCTTTTTTCTTCACTCTTTAATCTTTTACTTGCCCATGTATGAAATTCATCATCCATTAACAATTGGTTGATTAAATAACCTTGATTCGGTTTAATCTTTAACTTTCTAAGTATAGTAGGTATTTTAGAATAACTACCCCTTTTAGGGAAAGTTAATCTTGAAAATATTCTACCATCATGTGAGTAAGCCAACAACTCATAAAAGTAATCTGATGACCACCTTCTCTTAACTACCCCATCTACAAATGTTAACTTATTAGGATGAAGATTCATTCCTAGCCAAGTCATTATCTGAACATCGGGTGGTTTATTATATTTTAAAAACTTTAGAACTAAATCTCTATTAGGGTTTTTTAGATAATCCCCTACTAAATCAAAAACACTTTTATTGATATTATACGGTTCTTCACTTCTTGGTGCTAACCGCTTTATATTATCTATAAGGTGTTTCTTAGTTCCAGCCCTTTTAACTTTACAACAATTCTTAATTACCTTTGGAACATCTTTTTCATTATTAGAAGTTAATACAATAGAACCTTTCGCATTTCGTATTATATCCATCACAATATCCTTCTTAGGTTTGTAATGCACTTCTTCAATAATAATATCTTGTTCAACGGACTTCCAATCTCTATCTTCTAATTCATTAGCATAATAGATTAACACATCATCGTTATCTATTATAGCCTTAGCCATAGTGCTTTTTCCAGTTCCGCTTTTTCCTGTAATTAATATTGGTCTTTTCTTTTCTCCCATATTTATTAAACTCATAGTAATCCCTTTATCTCTAACATTCTGTTTAGCCCTTTTTGTGTTAAATGATGTTTATTAGAAAACAGTGTTACTGCTTCTAAAAATGAATCAAAATTATCACAATGTTGGGGAACATAGTTTGGTATAAGTTGAAATAGATTAATTAGGTTATCCGCATTAGTAATTCTAAGTACTGGATACGGTCTACTCTTCTTTTCTATTTCTTTTAAATAGGAATCTATACCACATTCCTTTAATGATTCTTGTAACAATACTAAAAACTCTCTATTCATAGCACGAATTTCTACTGATAATTTAATCTTATAACCAGTAGAATGTCTTACATTCTGCGCTATTGCTATTTGTGGTCTTGCTATTGCTATTAATATTCCTTCAAGTTGTTCTCTCGTAAACATCTTTCGACACTCCTATACATTCATGTAATAATCTTTGATAATTTAAACCATCAGAAATTATATCTTTAACTTCCTCTGCTTCCTTTAAATTATTAGGGAAAATCCATTGGATACAAACCCCTTTATACATATTAAGTAATT